GAGGTGGCCTGAACGATGGCACCGGCGTACTCGGGGCCGTGGTTGCTCAGGCCGAACCGGCCGTGAGCAAGAAACACCGTCTGGTTCTCGCGGGCCTTGAGCTCGCGGAGCGGGGTGACCGAAAGCTCCTTCCGCATGGCGATCGCCGTGGTCATGCGGTAGGCACCGTAGACGGCCAGGACGTTGGCCGGCAGAGCGTCGGTCTTGAACACCGGCACTCCCCAGACCGACATCCCCGGGGCACCACCACCGACGAGCGGCTGGACGAACCGCGTCCCCTCGAGAGCGAGGAGTTGCCCCCAGCCGGCGGCCGAGACGACCCAGGCGAAATCTCCCATCACCATTGGATCGATCGAGCCGATGACCGTGCCGATGTTGGCCGAAGAAATCGTGCCGCCGACAGCCACGGTAGCCTTGCGGCCAGAGGTGATCCCGGCATAGAGACCGGCGATCGAGTTGCCGGAATGGCCCGCGAGCCAGGTCGCGTCGTAAAACTTGGCGAAGGCATTCCCGATGAACTGCGTGACGTACGAAGCCACGTCGATCGGCGAGTCGTCGAGCAGGTTGTTCGACACATCGACTTCCGCCTTCGCGTCGTAGACGGTCAGGCTGACCTTCGACGTCGTCGGATCCTGCGCTGTCGGCGCGGTGTTCTCGGCGACGAAGTCGGCGGTCACCGCCGCCAGCTTTGGCACATCGACCGTCCGGCTGTTGGTGTTGATCGTGAACGCAAGCTGCGCCCCGATCGACTGCCGGTTGATCACGTTGACAATCTCGTTGTACAAGTCAACCGGGGGATTGAACTCGGGGCCGGCACCGGCTGAGCCGGTCTCGGACAGGGCTCGGGCGTTCACCGTCCCGTCGCGAAGACCGCGGAGATATTGGGACACCCGGAGCAGACGGGCCTCGTCGGAGTAGGCCTGCCGGCCGAAGCTGGCCAGCTGCTGAGCCGGCGGCTTCTCGCCGGTATCCGTCGAGCGATGCTCGGCCGCATTGCTGGCAGCGGTGCGGAGCCTGGAGAGTCGGGCGTCGGTGGCGTTCTCACGCTCGAGGTCGACGGCAATAGAGTCGGCCCGGGCTTCGAGCTCGCCGAGCCGGCCGAGGTTGTCGGCTTGCTCCTGGTCGGACTCGGGAGCGGCGGAGCGCAGGGCCTCGATGTCCGAGTGGATCTTCGCGGCCTCGTCCTGGAGACGCCGGCGGTTGCTGACCGCAGCGCCGACGATGGCCAGAGAGATGCAAGACTCGCTGGAGTCGGTCGAGAACCAGCCGACGAACGCGAGGAGCACGGCCAGCAGGAGGGCGAGGGGATTCATCTGGAAGTCTCCGGGGATCGGTGTGCGGTGTGATTGACACACGCACGATCCCGGAGACGGCCATCCCGGTGAAGTTGCCGGTTGTACCGTACAACTTCACTTGGCCTTGCGGCAGCCGCACGGGCAATCCTTCTCGCACTGCATGACGATCCGGCCGTCGGGCTTGTAGGTGCCGTTGGAACACTTCCCCGCGCAGCCACACTTCGTTGGTGCCGGTGCCGGGGGCGGCGTTGGGGCCGTTTCTGGGGCAAGGCTGGCGTAGGCCGCAGCGACGGCCGCGGCGGCGCGTGGCGGCTCGCGGTCGATCTCCTGAGGATCGGCGGAGAGCGAGGCGAGGAAGGCGAGGATCGAGCGGTAGATGGTCACTGGTTCCTCGTTTCGTCGTGGCCGAGCCATGCCGCCACGGATTCGGCAATCCTGCTGATCAGCCACCAGCCGACCAGGACAATCACCACGCCGACGGCGCTGCCGATGGCTGCAAAGCCGGCGATCCAAAGGACGATTTCAAGCAAGATCGGGTCCATCACGTCACCCAATGGATGTGCTGCAGAATCCACGACACAAGCCACCACACTGGGCCGACGATCACGAGAGTGGCAACCACTCCGACAATGACTCCCAGCCAGCCCAGCGGGGTAAAGTCGATCGGTCCCATATTCACCAGTCCCTTTCTGAAAAAGCGCTCGCGCAAAGAACGACGAACATCACCACTGCGGCGGCGACAAGAGCAGCCATTACCAGCCCTCCCCGTGGTCAACCACTCGATTCCCGGCGGCGTCGACCGCCGGGCTCCTGACAATCTGCTGCCGCTCCGCAGACAGTGCCGGCTCGGCAGACATCGCCATCCACAAGCCCAGCCGCGCGGCGATCCGGGCCAGCCGGCCCACGGCGGCGAGGACCGGCCGCTGCGGCGTCGGGTTAATCGGGCTCGACGGCGAGGAGCCGAGCCACCAGCCGAGGGCAAGGCAGACGGCGACGGTGGCGATGGTGCGGCGGTCGATCATCATGGCGGCCTCAGGGGGCGAGGGAGTAGGTGTCAGCAATCAGACGACCGGGCTGCGGGCGGGCGGCGGCGGGGGCAGGCTGGAGCCAGTTGCCGTTGTCGAGAGGGCGATGGCCCAGGCCGCCCACGGAGCCGACGGCAAAGCTGTCTGTGTTCTCGCCGCCAAGCATCCGATCGACGACAGAGCGGCGCACCCAGAACGAGCCGGCGGGCATGTCGCTCGGCCAAGATGGTCCCGAAATCCATGTCGGTCCCCAAGAATTGAGGCAAAGGAGCCCGTCTTCCGGCGAGCCGTTGGCGGCGTAGCGGACGGAGATGAACACCATGCAGTGAGCCCACGAGCCCTCGGCCCTGGCAAAGCCGTTGGCATCGCGGACGTTTCCGAATCCTTGCCCGGAGCAGACGGCCACCGGGTAGCCGCTCTCGATCGCGGCGGCAGCCTCGGCGAACGTGCCGACCGCGGCAACGTGCTCGGCCGGATGGACCTTGGCGATCTCGTCGAGCTTGCCCGCGTCCCCCTGGCCGCCGTTGCCGAACGCGCCCCAGGCTTTTGCCGTGTCGGGGGAGTAGACGCGGAGATCGTGGCCGCCAACCTCCTGGCGAAAGATCACCCCGTAGTCTCTCACCCACCGGGCCGCGGCGGCCCCATAGGAGCCGTCGGAGTATCCGCCCACCGGATTCCGCCCGTCACCAGGACGGCCGCGAGCCTCGACGCGGGAGCCTCCGTAGATGCTCTCGGTGGCGACCATTGGCGGAGGATTGGCGAGACGGCCCGTCTCCCAGTCGCAACAGAGGGCGATCCAGACCGCGTGACTCCAGCCCCAGGAGACGCAGTCACCGATCCCCTGCCGGCCGACAACCCACGGCTCGTGGTAAACGGCCTGGTGGGCCTTGTAGGCCGGTCGGTACAAAAAGGTGTCTTTCTGCTCGGCCTTCTCGATCGCCTCGGCACCGGCTGCGGAGAAGCGTCCAGCGGGGCCGAACTCGGCCATCACGCGGCGGAGCCCATCGGGATCGGGCGTGTAGCCGAACCGCGATTCGACACCAGCGGCGATCCGGTGCGTGGCCCGCTCGACGAGCGCGCCGACGATCGCGGCGACGATCACGAAGCCGATCGCGCTCCAGGTCCAGACGGTGCGTTGCCGTGCGGTCATGCGATGGCCTCCAACGGAATAACGGCCGCGGCGATCCGTGCCCGTGCGATCTCGACGTACTCGGCTTCTTTTTCAACGCCGATGAAGTCTCTGCCACTGGAGACAGCGGCCACGCCCATCGTGCCGGCACCACAGAATGGATCGAGAATCGTTCCGCCTTCCGGGCAGATGTATCGAGTCCACCAAGATGCCAGCGGGAGCGGAGTTCCGGCACCGTGGCCGCGAGCGCCAGAGCTACTTGAGGAATCGTTGTTTCCGCAAACGACGAGATTGAACGGAGTCGCGCCGCCGCGATCACGAAACGCCGACAGCGCCCGGCCGTGTCTCATTGAAAGACCGCTGGTCGAGTATCCAAGCTCCAGACGCGAAGTTCGCTTGTCGTTCTTCGTTGATTCCGCGGCGTCAACGAGTACGGCATCTTGATTCCGGTAGCAATCGCTTGGCCCGAGCCACACGCACGCTTTCAGGCTCGGACGCATCAGCCCGCGCTTTCGCTGGCAATGAACGGTCGGCGGCGTGCAGCGATTCCACCACCACGCATCCTGAACCATGTTCCACTGCCGAGCCCATTTCGCCATGAACTCAAACACCCACGGACGCATCCTGCCGACGCGCTCGCTGTTGGGTTGGATGACAAACACCGCCGACCCCGACGGCTTCAAGACGCGGCGCACTTGCTCAATCACGCCGTCCATGAGTTCGTGCCACTGCGGTTCTGTCAGCCGGCCATAAGGTCGGTCGATCTCTGCGTAGGGCGGGTCGCAGACCACGGCATCGACGCTCTCGGCGTCGAGCGTTGCCATCACCTCGCGGCAGTCCCCGTGGTGGACGACGAACGTCATGGCAACCACCCGTCGAGAAGTTGGTACGAGAGGTCATCGAGCCAGTCCGCCGCATGGGCAAGGACGGCGGCGACAAACGACAGCGGCCAGCCGACGAGGATCACGAGGAAGTAACCGGCACAGCAGGCGAGAGCCTTCATCGTGTCGCCTCCGCAGCGGCCTGGCTGACGGCCCGATACGCCTTCACCCACTTCGTCCGGGCCGCGGCGTCGACCGGCCCGCCCTCGGTCCCGGCTTCGGCGTCGAGGAACCGCTTGATCTCGTCACGAACCGCCGGCTGGCGAGCTCCGAGCGAGACGCCCCGCGTCCGCAGCTCGCGGGCGGCGCGGCGAAGATCGTCGAAGGCGGCCCCGGTGCGGAGGCGCGGCTCGGTGTGCTGCCCGTCCCACTCGATCTGGCCGGCAAGCTCCTCGAGGAGGGCGGCCGTCGTGGCGGCGTCGGTCGCGGCGTCGGGGCCGACGAACCGGCCGCGGAGATCGAGCCCGACCACCGGCGCGGGGCCGGGGGCGGGCGACGGCTTTCCATTTTCCAGAATTGCGAAAGCCACCATCGCGCCGGCGGCGAGGATCGCCAGCAACGTCAGCGGGTGCGGGCCGCCGGACGACACCGCCGGGCCCGCCGGCAGGGACGGCAGGGGCGACAGCGGAACGAGCGACGGCAGGACCGCCGGGGCGGCCGGACGCGTCCAAAGCAGGTAGGCCACCGCGGCGGCGGCGAGGACCAGGGCGGTCGTCATGCGACGGGCTCCGGGGCGGCGGCACGGGTCAAGACGAGGATCTGTTCAAGCGCCCCGCCGGCAGCCGAGAGGACGAGCGTCCGGACGGCCGGCCGGACGATCCACCAGACCGGCTTGGCGAGCATCGGGACGCACGAGTCGGCGACCGCGTCGAACAAGGTGCCGACGCAGGCGATTGCCCACTTCTTCTTCGCTTCCCCGTCGAGGATCGAAATCGTGTCGAGCCCGGCGACCGCCAGGCGGATCACCTCGACGACGAGGCTGCCGAACTCGGCCACGTTCACCTTGCCGTCGGCGGCCTTGAGGCGGGCCGAGGCGATGAAGGCCAGGACGGCGGATTGCAGTTGCTCGGGGGTCATGCGGTCGGTCCCTTCATGGCGGCGTCCATCCGGGCGGCGGCCTGCTCGGCCTTGATGAGGGCGGCCCGGGTCGGGCTGGTCGATGGGATGGCCTCGGGGCTGTCGTCGATCCAGACATCGACAGCGAAGCCGGCGGCCTTGGCGGCGTCTGCCTTGGCGGTGTTTGGCCCACACAGGATCAGGGCCGAAAGGATTTGGAACTCGTCACCGAACGCGGCCCGGATCGTCTGCCGGTTGTCGGTCGTGTCCTCGCGGCGGGAGATACAAATCACCTCGACCTGCGCGATCTCCGCGGCCTCAATCAGCTGGTCCCACATGGCGGGGTTTCGGCTGTAGGTCTGATCGAAGTCGATGCAGATGGTCATCTCTTCCGCCTCCAGATGTCACGAGCAGGAACCGCCACACGCGCCGCCGCGCCGCAGGTGCAGCGGAGATACTGGACCGCGGTCTCTCCGCTCCGCTTCGAGGTGCGGACTCGCATCCGTTCCCCGCAGCGGCAGCGGTGGTCAGCCATGTGCTTTCATCCTGGCGAGGATCGACGCGGCGCGGGCCCCGATCAGCGCGTCGATCTTCTTCCGATCGGCGACAGCCTTGCGGAGCTTGTCGGCCTGGTCGTCGGCCTCGCGATCGACGATCTGCCGGCGCTCGGCCTCGGTGAGGTTGCCGGCGGCGAACAGGTCGCGACGGCGGAGTGCGACGGTCGACCGGGGGTAGGCCGGGCGCGTCACGACCGAAACGTCGTAGAGGCCGGAGACGCGGTGAATTGTGCGGGTGATGTTGCCACGCTCGTCGGTGGCCCACGATTCGTGCTTCGGGTCGGCCTTGACCGTGAAGGCGAACGACGAGCCAGCGACGTATCCGCCCCGAATGAGCGTCAGGTACTCGTCGACACGCTGGCTCGGCTGCGGGGGGGTGCCACGGTATTCAAGACCCTTGGCCCCCTCGGCGATGTCCAGCGTGTTGTTGCGGTTCCGCCCGAGAGGGAATGACTCGTCATGATTCCAGGCGAGCACGACATCGAGCTTCCGGCTGGAGAGGACATCGGCGAACGATCCCGGCATGAACCGTTCACGGAACCCCAGATCCTCGGACCAGGAATCCCACGGGGGAGCGATGCCGCTGATCGTCGGGGGCCCATCGGCTCGCTCCTCGACCAGCACCGGTGCGAGATCGGCCACAAGGAACCGCGTCTCGATCTCGTCGCCAGCCTCGTCATGCGTGCGGCACTCGATGCTCATGCGGCAACTCCCTGTGCACCGGAGACGATTGACGCAGCGGAACCGGAGAGAGTCGGGTAGGCGGCGGCGATGATCGCTGTCGCGGCCGGGGCGGCCAGCGTCCCCGCGGAGACGGCGGCCAGGACGGCCAGAAGCGAGGAGACTTGAGCCTCCGAGAGCGAGGAGTCGGCCGCTTCGCGCAGCGGGACGAAGCCCGACTGGATGTAGGTCTCCCGGGCCGCGGGTTCGTCGAGCTCGGGGAAGTCCTCGAGGTCGCGCATCTCGGCGGGGCGGATGGCCCCCCACTTGGCGAGCGTGTCGTAGAGGGCCCCGCGCGCCGCGCTGTCACCGCGGAGGAGCCCGCGGTTGTCGACCTTGCACTTCACGCCGGCGTACTGCGCCCCGCTGCGGGGCGTCAGGATGGTCCGGTTGATTGCCCCCTCGAGGCGCTTCTCCCAGGGGAGCAGACACCAGACCTGGGCGGAGAGGTGTTCTTGCTCGGTCGTCGCGTACTTCATCGCCTCGCGCACGCCGACGAGCGAACCGGGAACGCCGAAGATCGTGGCACATTCCGCAGTGACATCGCGCCGAAGTTGGGAGAACTCCGAGGCTTCGTTGCTGTTCGATTCGATCGTCTGGAGCTTGGCTTTTTTTGGCAGGATCGCGGCCCCGCCGCGGTTGCGTGAACCGCCGTAGATCTGCCGCCACTGGTCGCGGAAAGCGTCGATGGCTGGCTGATTGAGCGTCTCTTCGGTTTCGATCACGATGTCGGGCCGCGCGCCGTTTTGCCAGAAGGCACGGGCTGCCAGATCGAGCTCGCGGGATAGGGCCACGCTGGTGGCGCAGAGCGTCGAGGGAACCAGACCCACTATGCCATTATCCGAAATCCACCGCGGGTGCAGGATCTCGTCCTGGCTGAAGTTGACGAATCCGGTCTGCCCCAGCGGCCCGGCCCCCTGGGGATACAGGTAGCGGTAGCCGATCGAGCCGTCGGACATTCGGCCGGGCTTCATCCGGCTGGGGTGGAGTAGCTCAAGGGAGGAACAGAATCCGCCGTCGATGCCGGGGACGATCCGGGAGTAAGCGTTGCCCCACAATGCGGTGTGGTAGATCGTGGACTCGATCCACTCGTAAAGGGACTGGGTGGAGTTTGGCGTATCGGTGAGGACCGAGTAGCAGGGCAGATCGACCGCGTTGCTCTTTCGCCCGTCGGGGGTGGTGCGGATCACCCGCAGCGGCATCGACGCCACCGACTGGGCGAGGAACCTCACGCACGACAGGATTGCCGTTGTGCGGACGGCAACCTCGGGCGTCACCGCGTCGGGCGAGATCCACGCCGACCATGGCCCGGAGCCATCGGACAGGCCGCGGAGCTCCACCGCCGGGGGCGGGAGCGAGGGGCGGGCTCGGCGGAACGGTAGGAGGTCGAGGAGTCCCATGCCGCCATCGGACAGGGGGAGCCCGTGGCGGTGAAGTTCAGAGGGCCGTGAGAGCGAACGTCCCTCCTTCGGGCTCGGCGTCCGTCGAGGCCAGGGCGAGGGCGTTGATCAGGGCGAAGATGGGGTCGACCTTCTCGCTCGACTTGGCCTTGTCGGGCCGGATGTTCAGGTTGCTGTCCTCCCAGATGCAGACGTTGTTGCTGGCCCACGACATGATCGGCGATCGGTAGCGGAGCTTCCCTGACTTCACCAGATCCTCAAGCATCTTCGATGGCCCTGTGAGGTAGCCGATCGATTGCCGGATCTTGTGGACCTCGATCCCGTCCGACTGCATCTTCGTGGCGATCCAGTCGAGGTGGTACGGGTCACCGCCGACCCCGCGGCATTCGTGTCGCTCAAGGAAAGCCATGATGTCGGCGTG